TTTTCCTCGTGTTTTCCCCGCGTGAGTGGGGATGAGCCCGTGAGTATCGCGCTGGTCACTCTGTGGATCTGGTTTTCCCCGCGTGAGTGGGGATGAGCCCGGATTCTCCGCCGACGTGTGACCGATATTCGTGTTTTCCCCGCGTGAGCGGGGATGAGCCGGGGTCTAGAAGGCGATCTGAGCGAGTTTTAGGGTGGGGGTAGTGTCATGGCCTAGGTAGGGGTCTGAAAAGGCGTGAGAGGTCGTTTTAGAGCGTTTTTTTGCGATGGTCGAAAACTGACCACCTACTACTTTTCTATGATTTCTTTACGCGGATCTTATAATTTTCTTTATTAGTAATAATATTATCTATAGTATTAAGAATATTATCTATTTTAGAACATCTTGTATATAGAACATGGTTATTACGACTATTTTTTATAACTATTCTCTGTAGGTAATAATTTGCTGATTGTATTTCAATAAAAAAATCAAGGAATAATCAGCGAAAAAGGGGGTTTTCGCGAGGATTTTTTCTCCTGACACTCTGACGATTAGATCGTGTCAGTTCGTGCAAGTTGATACAAAGGTAAACACAACTTTACTTGTACTTCGTGAGTGTGGTCACGCAGGAAAAAGACTTTCGCAAAAATGGGGGTTTGTACTTGTGGTGTCTATCACATGATGTAGGTCACGGAGTGTGACCTGCATCATGTGGTGCGAATAACGAAGCAGGTCTTTAGTCCTAGGTCGTGGGTCACGGAGGGGGTCAAAAGATAACGCTAAGGTCACAAATTAACCTCGGTATAATTTCTGAGTAATCTTTATTTTAGTGTGCTGGGTCACCACCGTGACGTAGATCATGAGACGTAGGTTACGCAGGTGATGCAGGTCATATTGTGTGGGTCACGCAGGTGACTCAGATCACATGATGTAGGTCACGCAGGTGTACGTGAGAGGGGGCACGCAGCATGAACTGCGTTGTGTAGATCACGTGATGCGAGTCACGTAGTATGAAATGCATCACATGATGTAAATCACGCAGCACTGATTTGTGACTGAGGTCATATGATGCACGTCACGCGAGTTGGAGGGGGTGCGGGTTGACAGAGTGACAGGATTGTCTTTACACATTTGACCCGGGGCGCATAATTTGACAAATTCAGGAAAACATGATAGAGGAGCATAGGAGGGGATTTGGGGGCCCCTCGACTTGACAAAAAGAAAATCAAATGCTATATGGGAGGGGGTGGGGAGGGGGGTGTCATACCCCCGCGTGTATTTTCAGTGCATACCCACCTTTCTATGGGGCTAGTGGGTCAAGTCACGTTGCATACTCAATGATTGGCTGCTAAGATATGAGTATCGACAACGAAAGGAGAAAAACATGAACCTACAACCCAGTGAGTTCATCGCCAAAACCCAGGCACCTGACAACAACCCTCAAAGGATCGCCACATACAACATGGTCCCTGGCACTGTCGTACGCCTCAGGAACCACGTCTTCGTGCTTGTCGATGCCTCAAAGGGGCCTCACCAGTGGATACACGCCAAGACAGGCCGCTCCCTTAGCCACGAACAGTTTGCGGCCCGGATGCGGGGTGACACCACCAACCTGCCCGTGATCCTGTTTGACCCTTTGGACACGAACACCAACACAGATAAGGAGAACAACAATGACAACGACTGAACTTGACCCGCTCATCAAGGCATTCGTCAAAACTCTTGAGGAAGCCGATATCATCACCACCACACACGACCTTACCAGCACGCAGTTTGAGTGCTTCACTCCTGAGTGCCGACGAATCGTGATGGACTCCCTCGACATCGAGCCAGGCACTGTCGTGTGTGTCGGCGGCTGGGAAGCAATGCGTGTCGTTGGTAATGGTGACCGCAATGAGTTGGTGTGGGTCGGATTCGACGGTCGTACGTACACCCACGAGGAGTTCGCTGATACTGTTCGTTCGACTCAAGATGTCGTGCGTGTCGTCCACTATGGGATTATCTGATGAAGAACCTGGCTGCTGAGTTTATCCGCCGCGCTGCATTTAAGGCCTCTATAAAAAGCCGAGAAGAGTTCAGGAAGTGGTCAGATGACTATATCCTTGGTTTCTTTGAGGGGCTTACTGCCCGGCACTCGTATGCCCACCCGAGGATTCTTGGACTAATTGATGGTATGGAAAAGGAGAATGATGATGATGCAGGCCTGTGAGTTTAAAGCGTACGAGTTCCTGTCGAAGGATTACAGGACGTTTGATGCAAGTGAGTTGCCTGATGGCACTGTTTGGGCTTTCTTCAAGCTGGATAACCCCGACATGTGGGTGTCGAACACTGGCAGGTTCCATACGAATGAAGAGCTTGTGGCTATTCTGAGGGATGCCACTGGTTCTATCCAGGTGGTGGATGCGTGTGATCTGCATTGATGATGTCCTCAGCCTGTTCACTGAGCATGAGCAAGCGTTTGTCCGCTATGACTTGGAGACAGCATGGGATGACTCTGAAGCCTTTACTGTCGAGGTTGGGGTGCCCTTGAAAGAGGCACCATATATGATGGTTCTAGAGGTTACTGTGGACTCCGTTAATGAGTTGGTGACAATTGAAAGGGGTCGAGCATAGACGTGGGAGAATCCTTATGATACTGCGACGTTCACGGATCGTGATGCTGCTGAGCGTCACTTAAAGAGGCTGAATGATTGAGCCTTACATTATCAAATACGATCTGAAGGAGAATTGAAATGTTGGATGCGCTGTACGCTGTGTGGGACTTGGACTGTGATGACCCTGGCATCATTGGTCTTTTTGAAACCAAAGATGAGGCTGAAGCCCATGCGGCATATACGGCACATAAGTATTGCCGTGCAATGACTGTTGTCGAATATCGAGCAAAGGAGAATGAGAACAAATGAACCGCCATCATGCTGTCTCTTGGAAGGAGAAAAAACAATGAGCAACCAGGAATACATTGACACCTTTGATGAGGTGCGAACCGGCTACAAGAAGCTTCACACAATGGGCCTCGACCCTATCAAAATCATGCGCATAGCAGGTGTCGGCAAGCGAGAAGTCGCAACTATCCTGAGTTGTGAGGACTTCAATGACATGACAGCCAAGGGCAGTGTCGTTCTCACTGAGAAGCACGGGGCGTTCTTGAAGGTGACTGACCAGCATTGGGTGACGGTTAACCGCCTTGAGTCTGAAGGTATCCGGCATGATGCTGACGTGCTTCTTGCCTTGATCCTGGAACAGGATCACGTCAATGTGTTGATTGATCCAGATCACGAAGCGTAGTGTTTGGACCTTTGCTATGCTGAATACATAACTGAATAGCCTCTTAATACCCTGCAAGCAAGGGACGGTGAATATTAAGAGGCACACCCCTTGTGGCGGAACAGGCAGACGCGCTCGGCTCAAACCCGGGTTCCAGTAAGGAGTATGAGTTCGACTCTCATCAAGGGGACCTCCACAATGAATGGAGAAACAACATGAAAGGAGAAACAACATGAAACTGCGACTGACTGACTACAACGACAACACATACATGGACACTGATGGGTCCTGTGAGCTGTGCATGTACACAGGTCTCCTCGACCATCCAGAGTTCCAGTTCACCGACAGTGACGGTGGTGTGCATGACATTAGCGGCTGGGAGTCTGATTGGGGGCATCTCGACATCAAGTACAACGTGAATGTGCCACTGTTCACTTACTGGCTGCACGACGCAGAGTTCAAGGAGCTGGATGAGCTTGCGAAGGAGGCACGACTGCATGGCCTAGGGGGGAATGAAACTGACCCTTGGGACACTGCCCTCGGCGCTATCCTCTGGAGCGCAAGTGGTCAGAGGAGTGAGGAAGACCTCGACAAAGCCCTCTCGTGGGCGCTGGTTGATGAGACGGCCTGAGACAGCGCGCCTCTGATCTCAGGAACACGTACTAGGAGGGTTCGTCCTTCCAGGTACGGGCCTTGTGCGGGCTTACAACACGCACAGTGAGGGGCTGTCGAACATAAGACAGCCCCTCACATTATTACCAACAAAGAGGAAGGAGAAAGAAATGCGACCTTACAGGCAGCATAGCGGCGACGCGGGGTGTGACTTGGAGGTGCCGATCCCATACATCATTTACCCTCATGAGACCATCTTGGTGAAGACAGGCTACACGCCGCAGATGTTCGACATCCCCCGGGATGCTGTCGGCCTTGTCTTTGCCCGCTCGTCGCTGCACAAGAAGGGCTTGATTCTCGCCAATGGTGTCGGTGTGATCGACTCCGGGTATGAGGGTGAGGTTCTTGTGCCACTGCATAACCTGACCGACAGCCCTGTTGTTCTCGAAGAGCACGAGCGCATTGCGCAGATCGTGGTCCTGCGACTAGAAAACCTGTCTGAATTGTACGATGAGCCTGTCTTGTCCACGAGGAAGCGTGGACAGGGCGGCTTTGGTTCGACTGGAAAGTGAGAAGAAGTTGAGCATTACTGTTTACTCTAAGCCTCGTTGCCCTCAGTGTGTGGCTACGTACCGCAAGCTGAATGGACTGGGTGCCCCGCACGAGAGTGTGGACGTGTCTGAGGACCCTGAGGCCCTGTCGTTCATTCAGAGCCTCGGGTACAGTCAGGCCCCTGTCGTTGTTGTGAAGGATGGCAAGGGGGCTATCGTGAAGCATTGGTCGGGGTTCCGCCCTGATTTGATCAAGAAGGAGGCTGGCAAGTGAGTAAGATTGAGAATCCTGTGAAGCTGGAAGCTGCACGTGCGCGGATGGCGAATGCGCGAGCGTCGCGAAAGAAGATGGATTACCCGGCTGATGTCGAGGCTCGTCTTGATGATTTTCGAGCGCTTGTGCTTGCGCAATTCATTGACGCAGGCCTGTCGGCGTTCAAGGATGGGCGCAAGGTTGGGGGACACTCGGATCGGTATTTCTACAATAAGCTGGTCCGTGGCAGTCTGAATATCAAGGACATGATCCTGTTGAATGATTACCTGCCTATCGACTGGACGCTTATTTTGAAGACGATGCGGCGTCCGAAGGATGTTCTGCGACCTGTCGATACTGAGCCTGCACCTGTTGATGTCATGTTCGCCGATCCGGGTGATGATCCGTTCGCTGCTTTCTTTACTGATGTGGATGGTGTGTGATGGAGCCTAGTCTGCTTGAGTTTGCTAGGGGCATTGGTAGTATTGGGGCTTTTAAGGCCATTAGGCTGCTGGCTCGTGAGGGTTATCTGAAGCGCCGTGGAGGTATTAATGTGCCAACACAGAAGGCTGAGGGTCTGCTTGGTGTGCGTCGGGCTATTACTCGGGGTGGTAAGCGGCCTAGTTATCATTGGCAGACATATGTGACCCCGGAAGGGGGGAAGTTCTTTGCTGATATGATTGAAACGGAACTGAGAGACTTCGGACACTGGGAGTTGAAGAGATGAATTGGCAAGACCTCGTTGCCGACACGAATATGTGGATTGACAACTTTGATGAGGGGCGGGGTGGTAACGCTCTTGATCGTGTTATTGTCCACCATAACGCTGGTAAGGCGATGAGCTTTAGTGGCGTGTATGGAGCATTCAGCTCGAATGGTACAAGTGCGCATTATGATGTGGACATTGATGGCAATATTTGCCAGTATGTCCATGACTTCGACACGGCGTGGCATTGCCCGGGCGTGAACAAGAAGTCGATTGGTATTGAGCACGCTAACTCCACTAGTGCTGATGGTGGCTGGGACATTAGTGAGGAGACGCTGGATGCTGGTGCGCACCTCACTGCTGCCTTGTGTCGAGGTTACGGCTTGGGCCGTCCGCAGTGGCGAGTGAACGTCTTCCCCCATAGTGACTTCTACTCGACTGAGTGTCCGGCTTCGCTGCGTGATACATATGCAAACGACTACATTGAGAAGGCTCAGCAGTACTACGACGACCTTGACCTTGAGCTGTTGAACAAGGAGGGCTGGGTGTCGCAGGATGGTGGCTGGTGGTATCGGCTGCCCGGTGGCAACTTCGAGACTGGCTGGTTCCCTGTCGCCGGTTCGTGGTACTACGCCAATGAGAAGGGCTGGATTCAGGTTGGCTGGCAGTTCATCGACGGTGACTGGTACTACCTGCACCCGGTTCATGATGGGCGCTATGGTGCTATGGAGACCGGCTGGGTGAAGGATGGCGAACACTGGTTCTACCTGAACTCGAAGGGTGAGATGCAGACCGGCTGGGTGCAGCTTAAGGGTAAGTGGTATTACCTGGAAGCTAATGGTGCTATGCGTACCGGGTGGCTGTCGTATGAGGGCAACGATTACTTCCTGACTGATACGGGTGCTATGGCTGTCGGCTTGTGCCAGACTCGTCTTGATGGTGGATGCTCGATCTTTGGTGAAGATGGCAAGCTTCTTCGTGGGCGTGTTGTTGTCGAACAGGACGCTGAGGGCATTGTGAAGCTGGTAGAATCTAAGCAGGAGGTCTCTTGAGATGAAGAATGTCGTTCTTACTACTGATCGTACGAAGTGGCTGATTCTCACCCCGGAGCGTCGCAAAGCGCTCTATGGCCTGTTCGCTGCGATTGGCATGGTTGGTGTTGCCTATGGTGGTTGGACTGCTGAGTCCTGGGAGCAGTGGTCTACGGTTGCTCAGCAGATGCTGTCCGTGATTGGCCTGCTCGTCGCGACTGTTCATACGGGAGGTGCCTATTTGGCGCCTGCCTATGGGACGGTTGACGACAGCAACTAACAAGATGTGGCCCTGTCGCTTAGGTGGCGGGGCCACATTACTATTCACAATTATTTAAGGAGTTGAACAATGGCTCGGATTGTCGGTAGTGTTAAGACACCTGCAGGTGATCACGTGATGATCAGCCTGTACGTGACGCCTAAGCCTAACCCCGTCAGGTCAAACAACCCTGTCACTGACATCCTGGTTGGTGGCTACGCTGTGCAGAACACGCTGCAGCCTGTCTCAATTGACCTCGAGCCCGGCACGTACGACGTGCGCATCACCGGGCCTGCAGGTGTCATCGTAGAAAAAGAGGTTGGGCTTGTGGCTGATCAGGAGGTGTCCCTGAGCGCCCTTGTCGGTAATGCAGCCATTGTGCCGTCACCTCCTGCCGCCCCTGTCGTCAACATCAACGTGACGCGCCCGGAGATTCACGTGGTGGCCTCCGAGGCGGAAGCTGAGGCACTACCTGACGGCTCCTACTACTTCCTTATTGAACACGCTGCAACGACGCCGACGCTGATCGACCACGCGGCTGGACAGTACATGGGCGACACGGGCACCATTACTGTCGATGGCAAGGCCGGGGACACGGTGATCATCGGCGTCAACGTGAAGGCCCTGTCTGATCAGGCGTTCACCTGGCCTGCAGGATGGACAGTGCTTGTCGAACCTTACTGGATTGGCACACAGCAGTCTACGATTGCCTACGGCCCGTGGAGTGAGGCTATTGTCTTGAAGACTGCGAAGGCTGTCGAGGCGGGCTACGCAGCCGTGACGGTGCGTGGCGGTGGTACACCCACTGCTGGCACTGCGAAGGATCGTACGAAGGACCCGAAGGAAACTACGACAGTCACGGCTCCGAAGGTTAACGGCGCATCTGGTCTTGTGTTTGCATACGCTTTTGAGCGTACGGCATCTGAGGAGACTCGTAGCCAGATCACCCTGAGTGAGGGTTGGGAGCTTGTTGACTTTGCGACTCAGACTGGCTCGAATCTTCAGACGGTTGCGCTCGCACAGGGTAAGGGTGATACGGACGCAACATTCACGTACCCGAATGCTCAGGCGTCGAATGGTTTTGGTGTGCAGGTGGTGATCCCTGGTGCCTGATCTGTGGATGCGCCGCATGGCAAGCAAGGACGTGCGTGGGACTCTCTGGGTTCGAGACCGAGGAGGTGATAAGTGGGTGGCTGGCACTCGTAGGGTGTCGAAGCCTGTGCCGACTGGCAGTGTCGTTGATCGTTTCCTGGCTTCTAAGCCGTTCTACGTGGCGCACAGGCTCGGCGGTACCGAGTACCCGGAGTTCACTCAAAAGGGCCTTACAGAGTCATTGAGGGCCGGATTCAAGGCCTTGGAGCTGTCGGTGCGCCGCTGCTCGACTGGTGAGTATGTCCTGATCCACGACTGGATCACATCGCGCACGGTGCCGGGCACGGACTACCAGGTATGGAATACCCCCTGGTCAACATTCGCTGGCCTGCAACAGGCGTCCGGTGGGTTTTTGCGTCTGACTGACGTTTTTGATCAGGTTGGTGACGATGTCGTGCTTGCTATCGACCACAAGGTGACGAGCAGCAAGGAGGTGGGTAGTGCGGGCGACATGGAGTCTGAGGCCGCCCTGTTCGACCTCCTTGAAGCCCGGCTTGGCGTGGAAAATGCGAAGCGTCGCGTCATCGTCAAGCACTTCATCAAGGGAGGTGTTTCTCAGAGGGCTCGTGAGCGCGGCTATAAGACCATGTGCATGATGTACCCGAATGAGATTGCTGGCGCGGACCTGTCGAAGTTTGATGTGCTTGGCATGGAATGGAATGCTGAGCAGGGTGTGTGGGATGTTCTCAAGGCGACGGGTAAGCCTTTGATTGCACACATCATTACGACTCAGCAACAGGCTGATATAGCCCTCGCCAGGGGCGCTACAGGCTTGATGGCGTCAGTACCGAGTGTTGTTCATCCGTGATTTTAAATGACCACCATGCATTACTCAGCATGGTGGTCATTTATACTATTGTCATGAGGAATTTATTGAGCACGATGGAAGAGCCACGTTTAGTAACAGCGATTATGGTAGTGGTCTACTGGCTTATCTCCTTTACTGGCACATTGTTTCTTTTGCGGGTGGGCAGCCTATCGTGGGTCGTTATTACGGCTGGTGTGATCATGCTGGTGTCGGGGCTTCTTGGCGCGCCTTCCGCGTGGAGGGGTAGTTGGTGGCTAGAAGGGCCTGCGGCGCTGCTAGCAGTTGTTGGTATGCTGCTGATTTCGATTGACGAGTTGCTGCTGCCAACGGCCCATGTCAGGTGGCCTTTGCATGGTATTATCTTATCGGTAATTATCGGCTTGCTCTTCTTGGGCAGGGCTTTGCGGGTATGGCCTTACTCGTACCGTCCTGGTGTCTTGCCAAAGACAGAACTGGAAAAGGCCGAAGAGAAGTACATAAGGACCCGCAAGGAGTACTTGGCGGCCATCAACAACTAGGAGCACTGATGAATACTGCAATCGTTGGAGTGGTGTGCTCTGGTCTAACACTTCTCGTTAAGGCTATCATTGACCTCTCTGTCGAACGCTACACGAAAGCGCAGGCGGTTAAAGAGGCTCGTGATAATCTTGAGAATGACCTTCGTAGGCAGGTATTTTTGTGGAGAGAGCATGCTTATGCTGTTCGTTTCGTTGCTTTAAAACTAGGTGTGAATGTTGAGGACCTGCCTGCATTACCTAAGGAGGATTAATGTCATTTCTTATTGGTGTGTTTGTCGGCCTGATTGTTGGCATGACTGGCATGTACGCATACTTGGATCATAAGTTCCAGAAGACTATCGAGGGGTTTATTCATGAGTTCAATGAGCGAATCTCGGACGCTTTTGACGAGTGATGACCCAGGAGTGAAGGGACGGCGAGATGCCGCCCTGTCGTTGCTGAAGCGTGGCGCTGATCGTAACAAGATCATTGAGGCGACAGGCTTTACCTCCGATGAGCTGTTCGTTATCGAGCAGGCGTATTACGACAGCCGACAAGAACTCTCACCTCGCAACATGCGCATCAAGCAGCTTGACCGCCTTGATGCGCTTGTTGACATGGCCTACTCGCAGATTGAGATGTTTGGTCTTGCTGATGATAAGGGCAATTGGGGTGCGAACATTCAGGGGCTTCTTGCGGTCTTGCGTGAAATCTCTGAGGTTGCCAACCTGAAGCGACAGACCGTGACACATGAGATTCGGGTGATCGAGGAGAAGCAGGTAGCAGTCATGCTGTCGTTCACCAACCAGGTGCTCGAAGAGTACACGGCACTTGTGTATCCTCATTTGTCCACTGAGGCGAAGCGCGCCCTGGAGACGAACAAGGCTGACTGGTTCTCTCAGGCTGTGAATAAGCCCGCGGCGTTGCTTGAAGCTACTGTCGAGATGGAGGGTGACTGATGCTACCTTTCGGTGCTGTCGCTAAGAAGTTTTCTGATGCTCAGCGTCTTGAAGTGTGGCGCAATAACCCAGCTAAGTGGGCTGAGGACCACGGCCTGTTCATGTGGTCGAAGCAGCGTGAGGTGTCACAGTCTGTTGTCGAGCATCAGAAAACCCTTGTGGTTACGGGCAATGGGGCCGGGAAGGCGACACGTGTCACAGAGCTGTTGCCTACCCCTACTGGCTGGACGACAATGGGAGACTTGCGTGTTGGTGACTATGTTCTTGACGAGCAAGGTAAGCCTACTAAGGTTGTTGCTAAATCGCCTGTGTGGAACATTCCGCTGGTTAAGGTGGTGTTCAATGATGGTGCTGAGGTTATCTGCCCGGAGGCCCATGAATGGGTGACGCTTAACTTCAAGGAGGCGGGGCGCGCTCGTAGGCGCATTGATGGTGACTGGCGTAACGGCTGGTCTTATGGTCGTACCCGCGAAACACGCGAGATCATGTCGTCTCTGCGACATGGCAAGCAGAATCAGGCTAATCACTACGTTCCGATTAACGCGCCCATTGTCGGACAAGAGGCTGATCTGCTAATTGACCCCTATGTGCTTGGTGTATGGCTTGGTGATGGTCACTCAGCTAGCCCCTGCATTACGATTGGTGATCGAAAGCAGCCTATCAAAGATATTTTTGCTGAAAAAGGTGTTGAGCTTCACCAGTATTCTTATCACTCGGATACGGCTGAATGTCTTGCTTTTACTCATCAAGGTTACAAGGCTAAACTGCGCGATCTTGGTGTGCTGAACAACAAGCACATACCACAGGTGTACTTGCGTGCGTCCATCGAGCAGCGGATTGATCTTCTGCGCGGCCTCATGGACACAGACGGCTTCAACGCTGGCACAAAGGCAACCACTTGTGTTGGCATTGACTTCATGAACGAGCAGTTGGCACTCGGTGTTGTCGAGCTGGTTCGTTCCCTTGGTGTGTGCTGCTCTGTGTCGAAGGAGCGGACGTACCTGAATGGTGAAGATGCAGGGCCCCGCTGGCGTATGGTGTTCAACCCCACGTTCGACCCGTTCACACCCGGCTCGGTTAAGAGCTTGGAGCGGCCAGAACAGGATGCTCAGTCTTCGCGCAAGACCGTCCGTACCATTGTCGATGTTGTGCCAGTGCCAACTGAGCCAACCCAGTGTATCGAGGTGGACTCTGAGAGCCACATGTACCTGGTGGGTGAGCACATGGTGCCGACACATAACAGCCGACTTTCGGCAACACTTGTCAACTGGTGGGTAGACACCCACCCTGTCGATGACACGACAGTCGTCACCACGGCTACGAACTGGAAGCAGGTACGCAACGTCCTGTGGAAAGAGATTCCTCGTGTCAAGGCTGTAGCAGGTATCCGAGGCAAGGTGAACGCCGATGCAACGTGGAAGATGGATGACCGACAGGACCCTATTGCTTTCGGTATGAAGCCGGACGATAAGGACGAGTCCGGCTTCCAGGGTGTCCACGACCAGTACGTCCTCGTGATCATGGACGAGGCCGGAGGCATCTCCAAGGAAATCTTCACTGCAGCCGACGCCATCACGACGAACAAGTTCGCACGCATCCTGGCCATTGCTAACCCGAATGACCCATCGTGCTACATGGCCGAGGTCTACAAGCGCGAGATGCGCCTGAAGCCAGAGGAACGCTCGTGGAACATCATCCAGTTCGGAGCATACGACACACCTAACTTCACGGGCGAAGTCGTGCCTGTCGAGGTTGCGACTCGTCTTGTGCAGGTTGACTGGGTTGAGGCGCGTAAGAAGGAATGGGGCGAGGATGACCCCCGCTTTGTCGCACGTGTCCTTGGCGAGTTCCCTGACGTGTCTGACGACGGCCTGTTCAACATGGGGCGCGTCATGCAGTCCATGGAAGCCTACGACACCTCCGAGCCGGATGAGGGCATGCCGATCACGATTGGTGTCGATGTTGCCCGCTATGGCTCCGACAGTTCCGTGATCGTGTCGAACCAGGGCGGCTATATCAGGATTCATGGCAGGTATCAGGGCTTGAACGGTCCTGAGCTTGCACGCAAGGTCGGCGAACTGGCCGTAGAGATGGGGGCTGTCGAGATTCGTATTGACGCTATTGGTGTCGGTGCATCAGTGCTCGACAGCATCTACAACTTCGTTCCGCCAACCATTTCCGTCGTCGGCATTCACGGTAACGCGAAGTCGGGGGACTCCACGAAGTGGTACAACTACCGTGCAGCCATGTACGACCAGTTTGCCAAGGCTGTCGCTGATGGAAGGGTGTCTCTTCCTGATGACGACGAGCTGCATAACGAGATTGCGTCGATCAAATATGAGTACCGTGGGTCCGCGCTGCTCATTGAGTCGAAAGAGAACATGCGTAAGCGTGGCATTAAGTCCCCTGACGTTCTTGATGCTGTTATTTATGCATACCAAAACATTGGAGCAATTATGGCAGGCGACTCCGAGGGGCAGTACTTTTCACCAGATGATTTGTTGGATGCCGATGACTTTACAGACTTCATGTTTGAGGATGAATTGGCTTACTTTATTGCGTGATAGGCTTAGTTTATGAAGTACGAGCAGAAACTTATCGAGGCTTTGGGTGCTTATTCTGAGTCCCTTGCCCGCCTTCGGCAGGAGGACATCGGCTGGGTGTCGTTGTCTGCTGTCGAGGGTGCTGACTCGCTTATTACTCTTGATGTTATCCGGGATCATTCCGCACGCGCACGTCGCTTGGCTACACTGAATCCGATTGTGAAGCGTGGTCTTGTCGTCCGCAACGCCTACATGTGGTCCGACCCGGTTGTGTATAAGGGTGCGACAAGGCCTGCACGTAAGGTGATCGACGAGAACGCTAAGGCGTGCTTCAGTGTGCAGGCTCGTGTCCGTGATGAGCAGGCTTTCAACACGGATGGCTGTGTTATCTACCTTGTCGATAAGACGACGAAGACGGTCACGCCTATCCCTTTGATGCGTCTTGGTGGTGTTGCCACTGATGATGTGACCGGGGATGTCGTTGCACTGCTTATTAATCCTGCGACTACGGGGGACCCTCAGTGGTACATGCTGTGGGATCGCCCGGGCGTGACGATTAATGCCGCGAACTACAAGGTGAATCACCGCCTGACTGCTGTGTATGCGACAGTGAACCGGCTAAGTGCTGAACATTATGGCAAGCCTGATCTGATGGGTGCGTTGAATTATGCTCAGGCTTATAAGGAGCATCTGGAAATTGCACGCATGATGCAGAAGTCCTTGTCGCGCCTGGCTTTCAAAGCGAAGTCCGTGAATGCCAAGCAGCAGCAGGCCGTGACGGCTCGTATGGCTGGCATGGGTGTCGGCGGCACTGCCTCGATTGGGGCTGGTCAGGACATTCAGGCGATTACGAAGGCCGGTGCTGGTGTCGATTTCTCTGCTGGCACGCCTCTTGCGGCTATGGTGTCGGCTGCTCTCGATATCCCCCTGTCGGTGTTGCTGACGGATGGCTCTGCTGGTGGACGACAGGGCGCTGAGACTGCTCTGGAAGACCCGACCTTCAAGGCGTTGGAGCTTCGTCGTCAGCTTCATATCGACATGCTTAATGAGGTTGCGCAGGCTCTTGGTATTAAGATCAATGTCGAGTACGGTTCGATCAATAATGACCAGACGCATCGTCGCATTCAATCTCTAACGCTCGCGTATCAGAATGGCGCGTTGCACCAGGTTGAAATGCGCTCCGGTGTATTGCAGTTGTTGAAGATTGCTGGGTCCTTGCCGTTGGAGGATTTGCCTGAGTTGCCTTCTGAAGATGAGGGCAAGGAAGACTCGACATCGACAAAGAGTGACGACGAGACCAAGGACGGGCGTGCGACAGGTGTCGGACCCCTGTCGGACGGAACAAACGACAATAGAAATAGGGGGACCAATGCATAAGCTGCATGAGTCTTTCTCACCGGAGGCTAGTTCTCTGGGTGATGGGAAGTATCGGATTCGCATTATCGTGCCGGGTCAGGGTTCGAGTGGTATTTACACTGCTGAGAACTTGGCTGAGTCTGCGCCTTTGTTCAAGGCTGGCACGGAGATGTTCATTGACCATCCGACAGAAACTGAGGAGTGGGAGCGCCCGGAGCGTTCTATTCGTGATTATGCTGGTGTCTTCTTGGAGGATGCCACTGTCGGAGAAGATGGTGCACTCTATACGGTGTGCAAAGTCTTTTCAGGTGTGAATGAGCTAATCAAGGATAAGTGGGAGCATATTGGTGTTTCCATTAATGCCTGGTGCGCTGACCCTATTAGCGAGAATGGGATTGTTCCGCCTATTGCTGGAGTGCGTTCAGTTGACTTTGTTACTACTCCGGGTGCAGGTGGAGCTATTATCGATCTGCTAGAATCTAATCGAAACGACAATTACGTTAAGGAGGCGGGCATGGACAAGGAGATCGAGTCCAAGTTCGATGAGCTGAAGGCTTCTCTTATTGAAGCTCTCAGCTCTAAGCTCGAAGCTGCTGTGGCTACTATTCAGGAGGCCAAGGCAGAAGAGTCTGCCGAAGAGGCATCTGTCGATGTTGATTCGGTTCTTGAGGCTGGCCGCAAGATTGCTGAGTCTGGTTTGCCGGAGGCTGCCATCGTGCGTGTTCGTGAGGCCGTGAAGGCTGGTGCGGATGTTGATTCCGCTTTGGAGTCTGAGCGTGCTTATCTGAAGGAGGCTGTGGCGGCTACTGCTACCCCGGTTGACGACAAGCCTGTCAATACTTTCAAGAAGATCGGTTGGTGATCACTGTGGCGGTTATGCCTATTAAGGTTCCGGTTGTCAAGGACAATCAGATTTTCGAGTACTCGGATACTCTTTCTCTGCCTGTCGATGCAACGCAGGCTCATCTTGAGCCGGGTGATGTCGTTGTCATTAATAAGACGAACGGCATTGCTGGCATTCTTCAGTCGAAGGTTCGCCCCACGACTGCTGAGCCTGAGAAGACCCTCGGTGAGGTCCTGACTGCTCCGACCTATGGCCTGAACGGCCCCGGCTACGCCTCTGTGCGTGTCGCTGGTGGTGTGTTCGAGCTGACCGGCAAGGTCACTGCTGATGCCAAGGCCGGTGACCCTGTGTACGTGAAGGCTGCGACGGGTGCTGGCACCAAGCCTGTTGTGACGACCGTCAAGACGGGTGCGGATGTCATTATTGGCTGGCTGAAGGAGCCGGTGTCGTCCGCTTCTGTCGATCAGAAGATGCAGGTTGTCCTTGCGCCTGCAAAGACCGCCTGATAGGAGGCAATTAAAGTGCGTTTCAAGAACCAGGAAGACTTCAATACTCAGTTGGCTGAGGCCCTTGCAGGTGACCGTCTTGCACAGGCTCGCCTGAAGGAAGCCATTACTTCTGACCAGCTCGCGCCCATGTTCGTGACAGCCGCGAACGTGCGCTTCCAGGAGTACTTCGACTCCTACAACACCCTATGGGGCAATATTGCGACGAAGGAGCTGTTGACGGATTTCCGTCCGGCTTCGCTGCTGTCGCTGAAGCCTGACTCCGCGACTGTGCCCGTCGACAATGGGGGCTACAAGCACCCCGTCGGCACGTTGCCTCATGTCCCTGAGCTGACGCCGTACCCCACCATGTCGTACCAGGCAGAGGGTGCGTTTATCACCACCAGCAAGCATGGTGCTCGTATCCAGTTCTCCTTCGAGTCGTTCATCAACGACGAGTGGAATGTGATTGCGCGTTTCCCGAAGGATGCTGCGACGCTTGCTGCTCGCACGGAGGACCTGCTGGTTCTGCTTCAGATTTTCGATCCGGTCACGAAGTCTCTTCGTGCGGACGTGTTTAATGACGCCAACAAGACGAAGGCTGACTTCACGACCGTTCCGGACGAGTTCACGGGCGGTACTGGTGCTGGCGGTGTCGGTGGCGTGAAGAACGCGGCTCTGTCGTTCGACGCCATTGTGGCCGCGCGCTATCAGGCTCTTGCGACCATCCGTGACGGGCATTCTACGTACGTGCCTGAAGGCTTCGTGCTGGTGACCAACCCGGCTCTGGCCGAGGTCGCCAAGAACTACACCCTCATCAATGAGATTCGTACGCAGGTCGGTAAGCGTACTGAGATTAAGGCGAATCCGCTGAAGGGTCTTGAGGTGCTTTCCTCTGACCTCATCTCGGTTGTCGGTGGTGAGAAGGCGTGGGTCCTCTTGCCGAAGGGTGGTCGTGCCAATGGCAAGACTGTCTTGGCCAAGACGGGTATGATGGGTCGTGAGGCTCCTGAGCTTCGCATCCATAACAAGACTGGCCAGATGCTCGGCGGCGGGGATGTTAACCCTTATGAGGGTTCGTTCGACAATGATGACATCGAGATTCGTATTCGTCAGATTGCCGGTGCGGGCTTGGTCCGTTATGATGGCGTTATTGGGTCTACGGGCCTGAACTCCTGACGGATTGATTGAACCCCCTATGGCTTTTGCTGTAGGGGGTTCAGCTATACTTAGATCATGATTGACTACACTTCTCCTATTGGCCAGGTAAGGGTTCTTATTCCTGACTTGCGTAAGTTGGAGGACTTGCGTGATCTTCGTAATGAGCCTCGCTATTTGTTTACGGATGATGAGATTCTTGCTTTCCTTGCTATTAACAATGGGAATGTGAAGCGGGCCGCTGCTGATGCGTGCGACGCTATCGGCATGGATAAGGCATTGCAGCTCCTCGTCTTGAAGACTGATGATAAGCAGACGGATGGCGCTAAGCTGCTTGACGCCATCGTGAAGCGTGCGAAGACTTTGCGGGAGCAGGCAAAGGAAGATGACGAGAATAACCTGTCGTTTGATGTCATCATGCCGTCGTACGAGCCTGTTGATTGGGTGGTGAACTTCTAATGGCGCTGTCGATCAACCCTAATATCCACCCCCTGTTTGTGACTCTTGCGCACTATCCATTGGAATTGTTGGCGAATAGCAAGATCAGTGTGTATCAGACTCCGGATTCTGTCGAGCATGAGTGGGACCCTGAGCATGGATTGCATAATCGGGAGAACCTGCCTATCTGGGTTGGGTGGGCGAACATTACCCCTAACGTTGACTGGCGTGCTCGTAATCGCGAGTGGGCTGGTGAAGTGACGGGCGTGCACGCATACCGTATTCAGCTTCTTCATATCGACAAGAATGAGACTGTGAACAGGCATCTGTGGGGTGATCCTGCGATGCGTGTGTCGTTTGGAGAGGGTATGCGTGTTGTGATTAATGAGTCTCCTGCTGACCCTAGGCAGAATGGGTTGAAGCTGGTTGTCCGTAACGCTGTGTTCGACACGCTGCCATGGCAGCCAACGCTGCTGTGTGACTTTGAGACGGGGGATACTAATGGCCAGAACTAAGAAGGTTGTCCGCTTTGATGGGCGTGTCGCTGGCATTAAGGTCACTGTCGAATCTGACCGGTATGGTGTCGCCGCTCGTGCGAAGAAGAAGATCATCGATGCTGCGTGGAAGCGTGTGAATGAGGCTGCTCAGGCTGCTGCTGTCGCTTCCACTGAGTATGGCCGGGCGCTGATCGACACGGACCCCCGGCGTGTCGATACAGGCTATATGCGCGACACGTTCAGTGTCGATGCATCTAAGGGTGGGAAGGTCGTGGAGATCGGTTGGCATAAGTGGGCGCGCGAGAAACCCTACTACTCATGGCAGGAGAATGGTACTCAGGGTAATAGGACGACAGGGTACTTGCGTTCTGGTTTGCGTGCCAAGGCGAAGAAGTCTGCGGGTAAGGGTATTACTCCGGCGAAGTACCTGCCTCGTGTGACGAAGGTCTTCCGTGAAGAGTTTTATGGGAGGTTGAAGTGAGGGATCGTACGCTTGAGTTCGACACGGCCTGTCTTGATCTGTTGCGGGGCATCCGGGATGTCGAGGTCTTTGATTCTTTTGCTCGTGATGTGAAGAAGCCTTTGTACATTGTGTACCACGGTGGGGCGGAAATTAACCGCTACTTGAACTCGTATCTGTCGATGGCAGGACACACTCAGGATGTGTATGAGCATCCTTTTTATGTGGATGTTTATGCTGAGAATAAGGAAATGCTCGACCGGCTGGTGTCGGTTGTGAAGGAAAAGCTCATTGGTGCTGTGTTGATTGACGGGTCGAATGAGGTGAACATTGCGGCTTCTGTCGGTTCGACGGCGGATCATGATTCGACATTGCGGCCTACTGTTTATCGGCGGCATATGAGTTTCTACGTAAACCTGGATAGGGGGGATTGATATGCGAGTACGGAATATCCACACGGGTATTGTGTGCGAGAAGTCTAAGGACATGCTGTCGGTATTGCCCGATATGTATGAGCCTGTTGATGACGATACGCCCATGACACAGCCTAAGTGCTGTGGTGCGGATGATATCATTGATATTGACAATACGAGTGATCAGGAGGACTGATTATGCCTAAGATGCTTTCTCCGAATACTACTGTTTGGTGGGTTTCGGCTGATAGTATTGCCAACGTGGGAGACCTTTTTAAGGTCGCCACTTACACGGGTGCCTCGGCCAAGGCTGTGGACATTTCGTGTGCTATTGCGGCTGGCATGACGCTGGGCGCAACCGACTCGGACACGGATGACTCCCGTTCGATCTGTGATTCTGGAAACGCCAAGACCCCCACGGTGTCGAACTACGAGGCTTCTCTGACGTTCTTCCGTGAGGCGATTGCATCCGGTCAGAAGGCAGCGGGTAACACGAGCGTCTACGACAAGGCGTTCCAGCTTTTCAAGCGGGGCGTCCTTGATGGCCTGAACGAGGGCTACCTTGTTCAGCGTATTGGCTTCCGACAGGGTACCCCTGTCGAGGCTGGTATGGAGATCAGCGTGTTCAAGGTTGTCGCAGACAACCCGAAGGACGAACTCGGAGACGGCGATAAGCCGATCCAGTTCACAGTTCCATTCTTGCCTCAGGGCTACATGGAACTGAATAAGGCCATCGCGGCCTGATAGAATACCTCCGTACCTCCGAGGTACGGGGGTATTCTCATATCTGATTGGAGTAGACATCATGCCTTTTGAACTGTCTAAGATCATCTCTTCTATCAAGCCCACTGTAAAGGCCATCGACGTACCATTGAACACTGAGGATGCTGAAAAGCTAGTGGAGCTGACGGAGATTGCAAAGACTGCACAACTGCAAGAAGCGCCTTATTCTCGGTCGATTACTGACACCACGCCCGGTGTCGAATTGGCCGAGAAGATTGAGGAGCTGCATAAGCAGACGATCACTCTTCGTCTTCGTGCGCTGTCGAACAAGGAGCTACAGGTCCTCAAGCGCCGCGTGTGGACGGACCCTGTCTTTTCAACGAAGAACAAGTCTGCTGACGAGAAGGCTGTTCTTGAAGTCGAGCGCGAGGATCGACTGATGGAGTACATCATTGCTCACGCCTGTGTCGGAGTCATTGACAACTCGACTGGTGAGTCTCAGAAAGGTCTGTCGGACGAAGAGGCTGCTGAGCTTCGTGGCGCGCTTCCTGAGTTCTTGTGGCAGCAGATTTGCACCACGTGGAATGACGCTCAGACGCTGGGTGTCATGGTGTCGGAGGCGATCAGTGACCCCACGTTTCGTGGGGACGGAACTGTCGAAGCAGGAGAATCAGTGGATGCTCTTGCTTCTGAAGACCGCGAGGGCTGAAGGTAAGCCGCCAACACTGTTTATTGGTGCACATGGTATGTTTGCTCGCACCTTGCCTGTGTGGTTTGGCGACGACAAGGACTACGAGTCGGTCCCTCAAACTGAATACACGCCGCTTGATCTGGCTTTGTGTGCTGGCTATCAGTATTACCTCGACAGCCTGTGTAACAAATGCGGAACACCCTTGTGGTATGGGCGCAGTGAGCACTCATCCATTGAGTTCCATGTTGGGCATTCGACGTGCTATTCGTGTGCTGAGCTTGAGACGTATCGGGAGAAGCAGCGGGATTCAAGGCCCGGTGAAAGCACCTACACAGTGATGGATACTGTCGAGTATTCTGATGGCACAAAGGAACCAATGCCTTCTCCTTTGGAGGCATTGGAGTTCGTTAAGTGAGAATTGTCCCTGGTATCATTGAAGTGGTACCTGGGACAATTCTATGTAGAGGATTAAGACATGAGTGACGAGTCGATCAAGATTGACATTGATGTCAATTCTGCAGGGGCTGAAAAGGCTGCGCGGGATATTAGTGCTCTGGAAAAGCAGATCGGCTCTTTGCAGTCTGCTGTTGCTGCATTGAAGGCCCCGTCTGGTCGTGGTGGTTCTGTTCTTGATTCGCTGCAGCTTAATAGCGCCAAGGTCAAGAACATGCGTGAGACGGCGACAGCATTGAAGTCTGTTGCTGATGGCCTGTCGTCTGTGTCGCGTGCCGGGGATGGCATGACGAAGGTTGACTTGGCTGGTGGTGTTGATAAGGCTGTATCCGCGTACCGTAGGTTTGTGCGCGAAATGCAGGCCAGTAATAAGCTGACGAATGATCACATTCAAAAGCTGAAGGATACTGCTGCTGCGATGCGTGATGTCGCATCAGCGACTAATGCTATGGCGACTGCTGAGGATAAGGCGAAGCGTGCGCAGGCCGCGTTGAACCAGTCGCAGGCTCGTAAGACCGAGGCTCAGGCTGAGAAGCTTCGCGCGCAGGCAACAGTGAAGCGCGAGGATAACGCTATCCCATTGCAGCGACAGAAGGGCCGGGACGACCGTAACTTGGTGAAGGCGAAGGGCAATGAGGCTGCTCGTCTTGCCGAAATCCAGGCTGCGACACAGTTGCAGCAGGCCGAGCTGAAGCTTGCTGGTGTGACGGCAAGCGCTGAGGCGAAGCGTGAGGCTGCTGCTGTCGCTGCGTCTGCGCGTATTGCTGCTGCTCGTGAGGCTGAAGCTGGTCGTACGCAGCGTGCCATTATTAAGGAGCAGGGTTCTGGCGAGCGCCAGGCAATGCGCATTAATGCATCTGCAGCGAAGGCCCAGTTGCGTGCGAACGAGCAGGCTATTGAGAACGTTCGTTATGCTGCTCGCGACACGGCGGTGTATTACGGGGCTATTACGGCTGGCCTTGGCACGCTGGTGTCGGCTGCTGTGCAGGCTGGTATTGCTCAGGAGCGTGCATTCGCTGACGTGAAGCGCACGGCCCAGGGTACGACTAATGATTTGAATGAGTTGCGTAAGGCATACACGGATTTGTCTACGCAGAAGGTTGTGACCCCATTTGCTGATCTTGCGAAGATCGGCACGCTGGGCGCGCAGATGAACATTCCAACGAAGGACTTGAAGGACTTCACGACGGCTGTTGCTGAGTTCTCGACGGTTACGGAGATGGATGTTGAGGCTGCAACGACAGCATTTGGTCGTTTCGGCCAGATGATGGGCGGCTTGCAGGAGTCCTCCAAAGGCGCGGGTGACGGTTACAAGATTCTCGCGAATCAGGTTGCTGACCTTGGTGCGAAGTCTGTTGCGACGGAGCCTGAGATTGCCAACATGATGGTGAGTATCGCTGCCCAGGGTAAGAGCGCTGGCTTTACTCAGAACCAGATTCTCGCCCTGTCGTCTACGCTGTCGTCGCTCGCTATTCCGAAGGAGTGGGCGCGCGGTTCGTTGCAGCGTATCTTCAACTCGATCAACGCAGCTGCTGCTGAGGGCGGCGACGCTATGCACACGTATGCGCGGGCTGTCGGCGTGACGGATGCTGAGTTCCAGAAGCTGTGGCGTGATGATCCGAATAAGGTGTTCCAGGGTATTTTGCAGAACCTTGCGGGCATTGGGGACAAGGTGCAGAAGGCTCAGGCTATTAAGGACTTGGGCTTTAAGAACGTGCGCGACGTGGAGCTGCTGTCGCGTATGTCGAACAGTGTCGGGCTGTATGTGGAGCAGTTGGAGGAGGCTGAGCGAGCGTCAAAGAATACATCGTTCATTGATGACTCGATGTCGATCATCACCGATACTATGTCGGCGAAGTTGCAGCAGTTCCAGAACGCCCTGCAGAATGCCGGCGCGGCCATGAACTCTAGCTTCATGGTGCCGATGAAGACTGTTGTCACGGTGGCGACGATGGCTGTGAATGCTTTTGCGAAGCTGCCCGCTCCTATTCAGGCGTTCGTTGGTGCTTTGACTGCTGTGGGTATTGCTCGTGTTGGCATGATTGCGACGAAGGCTGCGCTGGTGTCGATGTCGGCGACTTACATGCAGATGGGGTCTCGCGTGATGCAGGCGACAGGCCAGCAAACCTTGTCGTGGGGTGTGGTGTGGCAGGCCGTGAAGCAGGCTCAGGGTGGTGTTGTCGCATACGACAGTGCTTTGGCTGCGAATACAGGTACGGCGAATGCTGCGGCTGCTGCTAATCAGCGTCTTGCGGCGTCGGACTCGGCTGTCGCTGCCGCTGCTGGTAAGGCAGCTGCTGCGAAGGAGGCTCAGGCGGCGGCGTCGGCTGTTTCGACAGGTGCTCAGGTGGCTGCTGGTGCTGGTCAGGCTGTCGGTGCTTTGTCGAAGCTGTCTGCTGTGGGTTCTGGCTTGATGGCTATGTTTGGCGGGCCGTGGGGGTTGGCTATTACTGGCGCGATTACTGCGGCGTCGGTTGCTGCGACGTACCTTGGTGACTCGTTTACGGGGGCGTCGGAGAAGGCTGAGAATATGAAGGCCGCTGTCGGCGGCTCGTCGGCGATTCTGAAGGCCTTGGCTGAGGATACGAAGGAAGTTGGCTCTGGTGCTCAGACTTCTTTCGCTGAGTTGAACGCTACGATCCAGCAGAACGGCCAGACTCTCACCTCGAATGGTGAGGCACTTGGTTACTACGTGGATAAGTCCGGCCAGGTTGTTCAGACGACACATGCTCAGGCTGAGGCGTTCGGCTATTCGACGCTGAAGATTGGTGAGCATACTCAGGCGCTGATTTCTGACGCTATTCAGGGGTCTGATTCGTTTAAGAACATGTCGAAGGATGTGAAGCAGGCGCTTGTTGACATGGGCTTCAGCTATGCGCAGTACATTAAGTTGGCAACTACGTCGGAGGCTGAGGGTGGCGGTAAGTCCGCTGCTGACGCGTACGTGGATGGGTACATTGCTCAGCTTGAGTCACGCAAGAACGAGATGATTGCTAAGCTCGATCCTGAGTCACCTTCTTATGCAACTAAGCGTGCGGACATTGCTTCGCAGTTTGAGGGGCAGATCAGTGCCTTGAATGAGGTGAAGAGCCAGACTGAGGGTGTCGGGGGCGCCATGCGTGATGCTCTGAACGACGCTCAGCTCTTTGGCCAGGAGATGAGCGAGGCGGGCGACAGCTCAGAGGAGGCGTCGTTCAAGATCGGTGACGCTAAGAACGAGTTCAAGGACCTTGGTGAGGTTCTACGTTCGGTGCTTGATGAAATGTTTTCGTCGACAGATGCTGCTGCTGCGCTCGATAGTGCGTTGCAGCAGGTGTATGAGTCGATGCAGACCAATGGTACGTCGATGGACCCGAACTCTGCTGAGGGTCAGGCGAACATTGCAGCTATTAGTGATTACTTCCAGGCTATGGGGAACGCTGCTGCGGCTGGCATCGAGGAAATGGGCCTAACTGGTGAGGAGGCGTACCAGTACGCTCAGCAGTCGATCCAGGACACGATTGACTACCTGTCGGCCCAGGGGTTCGACATGAGCGCGTTCGAGGCTCAGCGTGACACGATGGCGGCGATTATTGCCCAGCCGTATCAGTCGGGTGAGGTGGACCATTCAGCCACGGATGCGTCGTTGAATGAGATGGTGTCGAATGCTGCTAATGCGGTGGGTCAAGCTCAGGGATTCTTAGGCAAGGTTCAGGCTATTTGGCAGTCTATCCAGGGCTACATGTCGCAGATTGGTGGTGCGAAGTCCCTGTCTGGCAAGGGGTCGTTTACTCTTGGCCAGAAGTCGAAGATTCGTACGCCTACGTTTGCTAACCGGAATGCTGGTAAGAGCGCATTCAGTGCTGCGAATTTCCGTGCAAAGCCTCAGCGTTCGTCTGGTGGCGGCGGTGGGAGAGGTTCCCATTCGCCTCGTTCTGGTGGTGGCGGTGGCGGTGGGCATTCGCCGTCGTCGCGCGCTCGCAAGGAGACGAAGACTGCTGCTGAGATTTTTGAGGACTTCCTGTCGAGGTTGAAGTCGGCGCTCGACAAGGCGCTGCAGTCGTGGTGGCGTTCGACGACGGCTCAGGATAATTACCACAAGGGCCTCAACTCTTTGCGTAAGGATGTTGAGAATACGACGAGCAAGATCAAGAATCTTCGTAAGGAGAATGAGAAGCTTGCGTCGGATATGCGTAGGGCTCAGCAGGAGTTGCATGATGCTGAGTTCTTCCATGCTGTCGCTGTGAAGTACGGCGACGAGGAGCGTATGCAGTCTACTCAGACTGATATCGACGAGGCAAAGCAGAAGATCAACGAGTCTCAGACAAAGATTGGGGAGAACGACAAGGAGATTTCGACTCTTCAGGCTGGCCAGTTTGCTTTGAAGGGGTACACGGAGGCGGCTATTGCTAACCGTGAGGCTTTGAAGAGCTTGCAGTCTCAGATGATTGGTCTGATTGAGGCTTATGCTGCTGCTGGCCATTCGACACAGGAGATTGAGGCGTATACGCAGTCGCTGAAGCAGCAGTTTATCTCTCAGGTGACTCAGCTGGGTTATAACCAAGGTGAGGTGACTGAGTTGGCTGGTGCGTTCGACAGCCTGACTGGGACGATTGGTCAGGTTCCTCGTGATGTTCGCGAAAACGTGACGGATAACGGGACTGTTGGTGCGACACAGGGTGCTATTGATGGCATTCATGCTGATCCTGTGACTGTTCCGGTGCAGCCTTCGCAGTCTACGATTACTGTTCGGATGCGAGTTGTTCCCGATTTGAGTCAGGTTTTGACTGGTAAGCGTCATTGGGGTAAGGCGGGTCCTTGGGCTGATGGTTATCAGTTCTTTGATGGTGGTCTGATTCCGTCTAGGGGTTTTGCTTCTGGTGGTTTGGTGCCGGGTCGGCCTCCGGCTAATCCGAATGCCGACAATCTGCTGGCTACAAATGGCAATGGGTTGTTTAGTGTGCGTAGTGGTGAGTACGTCATTAGCCAGCCCGCTGTCGATTTCTACGGTAAGGGTTTCATGAATGCCCTTAACACAATGCAGGTGCCAGTAATGTCTGGTGGTGGTTATTCTGCTGGTGTCGGTGATGGCCTTGTTACAATTAATCCGGCGCAGTTTAATGAGCTTGTCAGGGCTGTTTCGACGACAGTTATGTTGAATGGTCGGGCTATTAGTAAGAACGTTGACAGCAACAATGTGAGGAGTGGTAACCGTGGCGTCTACTAGGGGTTGTTCGACTCGTGAGGTTTACTTTGCTGTTGGGAATTTCATGTCGTGGTTTCCGGCTCCGGATGAGTCCCCGACAGCAGATAGTGTGCAGTTCGGTAGTGATTCGACAACGTTGCTGAATGGCTTTGCGTCGATTAATGGCTCTGTGTATGGTCATCGGAAGTATGAGCTGAATTGGTCGTACTTGAATCGTGATCAGGCTGAGTTGTTCCGTCGGTTGTTTTTGAATCGTGGGAACGAGTGGGTGTCGTATGCTGATCCATTCTCGTTCAATAATATGTTGTCGCCTTTGATGGGTTTGCCTTATTTGCATGTTCATGCTGGTACTCCTTTCGCGTATAACGATTGGGGGAAACAGGCTTTGTTCATTTCTGAGGGTATTGATGAGAAGTCTTGCCATCCTACGGTTGTGTATAAGCCTGATTCTTTCGCGGTTAACAATCAGTTGGATCATGTGTATAAGAAGTTGAATGCTCGTCAGAGTTCTTTGGCGTTGAGTAAGATCGGGACGTATACGGAGCGTGTTGTTGTTCCTGAGGGGTATTATGGGACGTTTTTTGCGTCAGGCTATGAGGATGGTAAGCAGCCGTTTAAGTGGGCGTTGCAGCGTGTCGATGGTGGGACTCCGGGTGCTGTTGTTACGAAGTTGAAGAATCAGGTTTTCAGTTTCGGTGAGGGCCTGTGGGAGATTACGATGCGTCCTCTTCAGGATGGCCAGTTGTCGTGGTGTGGTCTTCGTGTGACGCCGTATGATCCTGATCAGGTTCTGGCTGGTGTGTCTGAGTATGAGTTTTCGTATCCGGCTGGTGGTGGGAACATGAAGGTTGTTCCTGGGTCTGCTCGTGTCGTTACGGTTAATAATGCTCGTGGTCATTTTTCTGCTTCGGTTTCTTTGGAGGAGTGCTACTCATGGTGATGCGTGTTTTTGGGATTCCTGCTGGCCAGTTGACTTCCTGGTCTGTGCAGGAGGATGGTGTGTCGCTGGATCGTGATCAGTCGTCTGGTGGCTTTTCTGAGTACTCGTTGGAGGGTGCTGGTGGTATTGAGCCTGCTCTTGTTGTGAACAAGGATGTGGTGCTCAGTGACTTGCGGTTTGGTCGTACGCACGCGGTGGCGCGCGCGCTGTCGACAGGGCCTTGGTCGTGGTCTGTTACGTTGAATGATCCTTTTTATCTTCTGGATATTGAGACGACGATTGAGCCTATGGTCTATACGGAGCTAAAGACCATCATTGCGAAGTTCTTTAGGGCTGCTGGTGCCGTTGATATACCGAAGATTTATGTGCAGAATTTTCACCCTAGTAGCACTGTCGCAGGGTTCTTCACTATTGATGGGGTGTCTTATGAGCATATTTACGATTTTCCTGGTGGTAAGGGGAATTTGTGGTCTTTGTTGAAGTTGTGGCTGTCGGCTAATGATCTTCAGATCACGTGGATTTACGACACGGTTGTGGTGTTTAAGAATCATACGGTGTTGACTCGTCTTCAGGGTTATACGTCTGATTATAAGATTTCGTATGAGCAGTCCGAGCCTGTGTCGAGTATTGAGTGTACGTATCGCGAGTCTCTTGTTGAGAAGCTATTTAATGGTGGGAACTCTGAGGCGGCTTATTGGGTTGATGGGAAGCCTGTTTTTAATGCTTATTTGAAGAATATGCCTGCGCCTACTGTTGTAGTGTATCCGTATTATGATCCTGATAAGCCTTTTGTGGAGGCTTTGAAGTATCTTGAGGTTCTTTCTGTCGATGCTGGTGAGACGAAGGAGTTTGTTCTTGATGTTCCTGTTCACGTGAAGAGTATTACTTCGCAGCCTGTTTGTGTGATGCCGGCCGATTATCCGAGTGGTGCTCGTTCGGTTTATTTCGCTAAGGCGGGTGCGGCGACTAATCCGAAGGAGTTTGGTAAGAGCTATTACGTTGTTGTCGGTAAGGACAACAAGCCAATTACCCCTGCACAGTGGAATGCTGAGGGCGGTAGTGTCTTCGTTGAGGTGGGCGATGAGCCGAATCAGTTGAAGGTAACTGTGACGGGCATGTTGAATAATCGTCTTGCGCCGTACCGGTTGGCTGAATCTGATGGGCAGAACGATTACTCTTTCTTGCGTATTTGTGGTGAGGGTTATCCCTATGTTGAGAAGACCGTCACGTTCTATACGGGGTATCCTCGTAAGACGGATTCGTTGAAGATTAGTAGTCCGTATATCGACACGGTGGATAAGGCGTATGCCGCGTGCGTGTATGCTGCTCAGTCTGCTTTGGGGACGAAGACGAGTCTTGAGTGGTCTGGTATGACGCCGTTGAATGAGGCGTATACGGATGTTGTGTATGACTTTGAGCGTGAGCTTGTGACGGCCGCTGATGTGACTGCTTTTACTGACGCGCCGTTGCCTGAGAAGGCTACTGAGAAGTGGCCTGAGGGTACGACGATGAAGAAGATCATGGACGACCTGCTGAAATTTACTGCGAACAAGCCTGTGACGGATAAGCCTCAGGTGTTTGGTCGTATGGCGGGGACGTGCGCGTTGTTCGACAGGGCCGTGTGGCAGATTAACAGCGTTGAGTACAGTGAGTCGGGTGCGAATCTGAGTGCTGAGCCGTATACGTCGGTGCAGGATTTGGCTGTTTTGTTTGATATGCCTCGGGTTGCTGACTTGCCGACACCGCCGGGGATTACGTTAGGTCAGTTGTCGTTGCGTGGTTTTGAGCATCGCACTACTTAACGCCTCACCCCGGGGGAGGGTTCTCGTTGAGTGAGTACCCTCCCTCCCCCTATTCACTCCTGTCGATGCTCGTTAGAGCCCCCTGCGAAGGGGATACCCAGCTGTTCCCGGTGCCGGACGGTCAGTAGCGTGAGCGAGCATTCCAGGCGGTTCCTGAACGCTCGGAGTTTGCTTAGGGGCGCCTGCCTGCTCGTAGCCCCCGTTTCGTATGCGAGGCGGTTGACTTCCTCGGGTCCGCCGGGGCACTGCTGCACGAAGCATGCGAGGCCATCGAGTTCTTCGATAAGGGCTCGTCGTTCCGCCTCCTCACGCTCGGGCACAACGCGCGGTGTCGGTGCGGGGACGTCTTCGACAGGGATCAGGGCCTCAGGCTCCACCTCAACGGCAGGAGTAGGCACAACAACCTCTTCCTCAGGCTCCACGTACCCGCCTTCGGGCTCATCAATCTCATCAGCGGGAGTACGGAAACGCAAGCCACGCAGACCGGCCGCACGGCCACCTGTCGGAGCCGCAGGCCCATTACCATACCTATCACGGTACAAGCTCATACCAGTCGTACGAAGCTTCCCATACTTAAAGCGAGAGAACGCACGATGAGACGACAGGCTGTTCATAAAAGTTGCCTTATTCCACTGCGCCCCACCATTCTCGCGCTGAAAATCAGCGAAAGCCGCATACAAGTGATCCCGGGGGATCATCCCGCTCTCGTCTTCAATCAGCTTCTCAGCGAAGAAACTCGCAAGCGTGTCAGTTTCCTCCAGCCAATTATTCTTCGCGGCCTCCATTGCCTCTGTCGGGGGCAGGACGTGCTGGCCAGCAGCGAAGTAAGCCTCTGCGCCTTCGACAGCCCACGCGAGAATAGCAGCGCGCGCTTCAGGCGTATCCAGTTCACGCAGAAGGTTGACATCCATAGGCAGCTCACCCTGCTTCTTATCAGGGTTCTCCGCATACTTTTTCGTGAACGGGAGGACAGTCACACGGCGCATAACAGCGTCAGTGCAGTCATCCAACCGCGGGAGCCTATTGGAGCTCACCATCAACGAGTGAGTGGCATTAAACGTGAACTCATTCTTGTACTTGTATTCACCCTTCATAGTAGGTGTCGCGGACAACTGCTTGATAGCGTTACCCTTCATCACGCTATCGGGGAACTCTTCAATGATGCACAGGCGCGCGCCACGCAGCGGGGCGGCAGCCTGCAACAGGGCCTTACCATCGCGGGGCGACAGGAGAGCGTGCACGCCCACATGCGAGTACTCACCAAAAGCGCGTTTAATGGCCGTCATGATGACGGACTTGCCATTAGAGCCACTACCGAGCAGGATCGGGACCGCGGCACCGTGATCGTCGGGCTGGTAGCCCGTGAGGGCACAGCCAATCCACCACTGCAACCATGCGCGTTCGGGGGCATCAAGGGCTTCCAGCGCCTTGTCCCACGCCGGGTGTGTCGCACCGGGCACGTACTCGGCATTCACATGCTTCACCATTTTGTACTTAGAGTCGTGGGGCATGAGCTTACGGGTACGTGTATCAACGACACCATTAAGCGCACACACGAGATGCATATCTGCGTCGAAGCTGGAGACGGGGGCAGTCAGCAGCCAGGGAAGATGCTTCAAGATACCACTAGTAACACTTACGCGCTGCAGCTTACCTACTTTCTTCACCAGGTCAACATCGCCGGTGCGCACTGCGCCTTCATACCACAATTGACTGACGTCAGCGATGCAGCCCAGGGCGGCACTATCGCCACCCATCTCCCACGTGCCGAGGTCAGGCGAGTATACGAGCCAGCCCAGACCGTCGACGTAGGCAAGACGATCACGTACTACTTCAGCGACCTTTTTCGCCTGCAGGTACGTGTTATCCAGGTTGAATGGCAGCCACGACACGTCAACAGCGTCACCTCCTGCAGCCACTTTCAGTTCGGCTCGCACGGCCTCGTCCTCGCCTGCACGCTTGCCCATCTTCTGCATGGACGCGCGCTCACGCGGGGGCACGGTTGTGTCGTCGTCTTCACCGTAGAGGTGGATGGCGCACAGTTCGAACGCGCTCAAGGCACGCACGGAGCCGTTGCCGTCGACGAAGCAGGCGGGGTCGGTGTTGGCGTGCTCGCTGATGCACAGGTCCTCACGGCCTTCGACGAGGCGCAGCCCACCCTGCGTGTGGGACCCGTAGTAGGTCCAGCGGCCTTCACGGACGGGCTCGTAGGGGAGGTCGAATTCTTCGATGGCGTCTTCGATAGTGTAGGCGCGGTTGAATGCGCCCTGAATGCCCGCGTCATTCTTGGGCTTGCGTCGCTTGTCTCGCTTGGCGATATTGCCCTTGCTGGTGCGGGTCTTGCGCTCAGCGGGGGCGTGGGCCTTCAGCCACTCCCGCCCGTCCATGAGAGGACCCTGCGTGTCGGCAGCCCAGTACTCGCCGCCTTCGGGCTTGGCGGGCATGTACATGGCGCGCTCTGCCTGCGCGCACGACTCGTCCCACGTCACCATGTTCAGGTGGTTCATGAGGGCCTTGCACAGGGCCACGTAGTCTCCGGGCACCACTGCCTCGGCCAGCGGAATGACGACGCGCACGCGGGGCTTGTCGGGCGTGGAGGAGTAGGTACTGTGCACGACACTGCGGACGCCGAGGCCTCGGACGCCCTCAACCAGGGCCTTAATACCGGCCTTGTCGGCGTCGTCGCAGTCGAGGACGACAGCGCACCTGTCGATGACGTTCCCCTTGCCGCGGGGCTTCGAATAGTCGAGGAGCTGGCCGGCGATGTAGTTGCGGCCGTCTTTGGTGGCCTGTTCGCGCACGTTCTCGGGCTTGAAGATGCCCATGAAGTCTTCGAGGCCGCATTCGAGCTTGCGCATGCGCGCGTCGGTGATCGAGGTCGACCAGCTGATGATCATAGCTAAAACCTTCCTAATCGTTAATGCCAGATGTTGACCATCATACAACGAACCCCCGACTCTTGCGAGTCGAGGGTTCGCTGCATCTGGACCAGCCCTAGGAAGGCTTGGCCCTATTATAGGCACACTTTGGCCGACGCGTCAACACGAAGCAGTGTGTGTGGGCATCAGTGGTGGCCGTCGTATGCCGCGATGAGGGCGGTCCCAAAAAAACCCACTACCGAGAGGAGTCCACAGAGAACTGATTTCCTGAGGGGGGTGAACTGAATGAACTAAATCAGTTCTCTTACGACACAAAGCCCCGAGACAGCAAGTTTTCGGGACCTGGTCCCATGCGGTCCAAAAATACTGGACCAGGTTTTTCGTTGCAATTCCGGGGAAAAATCCCTACTGGTCCCCTTGGTCCACTTTTTCTAGAAAAATAAAGCTATAACGAAAAAAAACTAAAAACTAAAAAAAACAGCTAGTTTTTAGTTTTTTCTAAAACTGAGATAGTTTCTCCCAAAAACGGGACCAGCGGGACCGGGGGGTGACTTTTCCTTGAGATACCAACGAAAAGTCTGGTCCTCTAAAATTGGACCACGAGGGACCGGTAGTGAGTTTTCCTTGGGATATCAACGAATCGCCCGGTACCGGTGACGGGACCACCCTGGCCCGGAGATGCGGAATGCGAAGTTGTTGTCGAGGAGCCACCTGCAGAACTTGTTGGGTCCCATGTCCTTGTGGGTCTTCGACAGTATCTTGCCGAAGGCGCTGGGTGTGAGGTACTTAGGTGTCATTGGATTTCCTTTCTGTCGTTTCCTTCTGACACAAGTAGGAATAGTCTGTAGCTGAGTATGATGTAAGCTATTAGAAAGTGACTCTCGCCATACTGATACAATGGGGGGCATGAAACACAACCTCCCCGCCCCGTCACAACCATGGGGCAACGACATCAACAAACGCCTCGCATCAGTAGAAAACGACCTCATGCTGATCCGTTCGACAGCCAACAACACAGCACAGAGCGTCACCAGCCTAGTGTCAGAGCGCGCCACCAACGGCATCGCCAAACCCTTCTACGACGAAGTCGGCATCTCCTCCCCCGGCCGAGGACGAGGCGTCGGCGTCAACGAGGATATCTGGTACAGGAGCATCCCATGGGCAGACTCCGGCCTGTTCATGCAGCTAGCCATCTCCGGCTATTTGAGGATTCCCCTCAACCTCAAACTCTACAGCGGCTACAGATACCCTGTTGACGTCTCTGTCGGCGTGCGAGGCGCACGCGCCGAGGACACCCGCTACCTACGGTGCTTCCTATCATACGAGCCGACAGGAAACGAAAGCCAAGCAATGATGGTAGCCCACATCAACTACAACACCGTCATCGATTACGAGCATTACAAGGATGGTATTGTGGTTGTGAACATGAGTAATTCCAGTGCCCATCCAGAATGGGTGTACAACTGGGATTCGACAGCACTACTATCCCTGCAAATCGCAGGAGTGAGGTACTAACATGCCAGTCAACCCTCAGGGAATTTGGACCTACTCCGACAGCGACATCGTCCAATCCTGGCCCGCCTTCATGAATTTAGGGTTCAATACTGTGTCGGACGTTATTAAGGGCCTTCAGCAGAACCGTGTCCTCATCGCCAAGAACAATAACGACCAGCGCGACAAGCTAACAGTCATCAACAAGGCCACTACAGGCTCATATGATGTGCTCGTGTACCGCTCGGACGTTAACGAAATGTACCTTGCGACGAACACTGGGGTGAAGAAGATTTGGGGCGGCGCTCCCGAGATTAAGTACATCAATGACAATGAGGCTTTCTCGAAGTGGTACCGCTACACTCAGCACGGTGCAGGCGCTATCATCACCCGCAATGTGTCGATCCCCAGCCAAGGCCTGTGGCTGTTCTCCAACTGCATCACACTGGATAACAATGACAGTTCCAAGGACACGAACGTCGACGTCTTCCAGGCCATCGGCGATGGCATCTTCTACAATGTCGGCACGACGAACACGTACAACCACGCTGAGGGTGTGGTGTCGTTCCGTATGGCGACAATGGCTTACTATGCCGCAGGTCCTCGTAGCGTTCCTGTGCAGGTGAAGATCTCATGTTCGCCTGTTAACAACATCGGTTGGGGCGGCCTGTGCGTTGGGGCGTCGAAGATCGGATGAGTGTGCTACACTAGGCAACGACAGTTATTCATCATTGTCTGTGTGAATGCTGCTGGTGTTGGGTACGAGAAAACCCCCTGACTAGTTCTCCTTTCCTAGTCAGGGGGTTTTCTTTTACCTGGGCCAGCCGTTGTCGAGTGTCCACTTATGGCGCATCTCGTGCACGAGGTAGTACACCAGATGTCGGAACGCGTCACGGACATCATTCGCATCCTTGTAGCCGACATCCTTGCCGGTAAGCCACCAGCCTAGGTTTTTCAGCACAGCATCCTTGACAAGGCCTTTAGCCTGTGCCGGGGTCTGGTAGTGGATGTCATCGACAAGCCAGTCAAGGATAGCGTTCACCTTCACTGGTGTGAGGTCAGCACTAAACTTGTTGCCGGGCCGCAGGTCGAACTGCTCGCACACGACGACAGCATCAGGGTACTGGTCAAGGTATCGCTTGATGAGTTCCACTGTCTCCACGTGTGTCGAACAGATGAACTGATCGAAGTGTAGAATCTCTACCTCTTCTTCGACACGGGCAACGACGAGGCCAGTGTTAACACCAGGGTCAATCGCGATGACGGTTTTCATTTTTCTCCTCCCAATTATCGTTCAGAATTTCATACTTCGTCTCGCACAGTCTGTTTCTGTCAGCCGGAGTCGTTCCACCAAAGACCCCCGACCGGTAGCGTTTGCCATCGACAGGTACGTCTTCGAGTGCAAGACAGTCTTGAAGACACAGTTCTTTGATGGGGCACTGTGAGCAGCAGACCTTTAAGACCTGATAGTAGAACCCTGAGTCAAAGAAAAGCTCGACAGGTACTCCAACACAGGGGGCTTGCTCGTAGGCGCGAATGTTGATCATACTTCCTCCCAATTATTGCCAACCTCTGCTTCTGCCACGAAGGGCACGCGGTTGAAGACGAGTGTTGCTGCTTTAGACATCTCACGCTCCATCATGCGTGAGCATTCTTCGACAGTTTCTTCAGGGCATTCGACATAGGTTGCGTCGTGTACGAGGCCGATCAGCTTGGCACCGTATTGCCCTACCTGTTCGTTGATCTTAATTGCTGCATTCAAGCAGATGTCGTTTGCAGTGGACTGTGGGACAAAGGCTAAAGCTTCGTTCTGTGTCGAGGCGTAGTCAGCGTCAGGCACGAAGAGAGGATTGTATGTCATTCCAAACTTGGTCCGTCGCATGTAGTTTTCCTCCTTCCGTCCAACACTGTGTCGTACCTTCTGCTGCCAGTTACGTAGGCCTGGGTATGCGCCAAGGTACTGATCGACAACATACTTAGCTTCCTCAAATGGCTTTTCAAGCTCTGTTGCAATAGCGGCTATGCCTCGTCCATAGTTCAAACCATACACTACACTCTTTACCAGTGCGCGTCGGTTCTTTGCGGTCTTTGGCTGTTCGTGCTTGAAATCCTCATACGCTTCGATTGTCGGGAACTCTTCTGGCCAGATCTTTGTCATCAAATCGTCAAAAAAGTCCGGCGCACCCGGCTGGAAGGCAGCGATCATGGCTGTATCGTCTGCGAGCTCAGCGACAGTACGTAGCTCAGCCTGAGAGTAGTCACAAGAGATGATCTTGCATCCCGGCGCAGCGATAAGGGCGCGCTTGATACCACTGTCGCGTCCCATCGTCTGAATCGCCGGACCTTTAGCCGACAGACGACCAGTCTTTGCACCATGAGGAAGGTAATACGGATGAATGCGCTTATCCTCCCCACGCTTACGACGCACATTCGCAATGAAGCTTCCAATCACCTTCGCTGCATAACGGTAAGCAAGGAGAGCGTCGATGAACTCGGGCTCCTTACCAGCGCGCTTCAACTTCTTCAGGTGCTTTGCGTCGAATGACGGGGACGATACACCCTTAGATGCAAAGTACTCAGCTATCTGCTTAGGCGACTGAGGGTTGAAGTCATCCCCCGCGAGCTTCTTCAAGATGACAAGGTGCTCATCGCACTGTCGTTTGTACTTCTCTTCCAACTCATCAAGAGCTGTGAACGACACAGCCACGCCGTTCATCTGAACGTCATGCAGCACACGTGTCACACGCATACGGTGCTTGTAGAAGTCAGGTGCCTTATCAACCATCTGCTTGAAGTACTTGTACAGCTCATATTCCCAGTACGCGTCGTAGATATTGTACCGATAGAGCTTATCCCGTGGAATGTTCTCGAAGTACGCACCATGCTTCAGGTACGACTTCGCATCGGAGTCCCAGTCAGCAGCACGCAACCAGCGACGAGCCAGAGGCTTCAGGCCATGCTCACCTGCTAGGTTGTCGAGCGCGAAGTGCATCAGCAGCGTGTCCTCATGGTGATACACATTGATGCCAAGCCGCTTCGACAGGTAGGGCATGTCGAACGTGCCATTATGACAGACGACAATGCAGTCCCGACACAGGCGCTCAATCAGCTCAGCAGACTCGGGAGTCTCAGCAAGCTCCTCAGGGATCACCACACCGAACTTTCCATTCCACAAGGCAACCGATAGGATGCGACCAGCCGCGAATGTGTCGTTGTCGATGTCACCAGCGGACTCGATGTCGAGGGCAATGACGCTCCCCTTCTTGAAGGAGATGTCCTGGCCCTCCCAGATCACCCAGTCCTTACCGAGTTCCAGGCCAGGATCGACAGGGCCGAGGTAGCCATACTGAAGCGCCTGAGCAAGGAACAGGATTGCTTGTGGGTTGGTGACGATCTGCTTAGGCGAGAGCGTCTTGTATGCGTCGCCCTTATAGCCCTTCACAGTGCCGAGTGTGATCCTGATGTCTTCGGCCTGTGGGTCATCAACGACTTCGATAGGTGTGCCAGCAGGAAGGCCTGAGACAGCCCTAGCCCTCTTTAGCAGAACTGAGACAAGCACAGGCAGCTTGTCTACGCTGTTAGTCAGAATCTTCACACCTGGCCCCCTATGTATTTGATGAAACGATCACTATTCTTTTTCCCTTGAATAACTTCCTGGACGACACCACGCGCCTGAGCATACGTGATGATTTCTTTCAGCTCTTTCATTCCGTTGATTTCAGACTGGAACTTCAGAAGAATCTTCGGGATCGGCACGAGGCCATTATCCGAGCGAGCAATGAAGCCAATAAACTTATCCACCTTGTTGCTGAAGTTGGAGTTCTTGACGTGGTGAATAAACACCTCGTTCGACGCCATCCAGATAGGAGCTAAGGCAATGGCCTTGAGCATGTGTCGCATCGTGACAACGACCCCGCCATGAGCATTAGGGCCGTTGTACATGGCAAGCAGGGCAGCGATACGCAAGACAGAGAACGTCATACGCTCGGTGCCAGGGAACAGCTCACGGCTACTTAGGACATGTTGTGCAGCCATCACCTTGGCTTCCTCAGAGAACTCGATCCACCGCTCAAACACGCCCGGCTCGAATTCGACAGGGACACGGACTTCCTCGTGTGCTAGAGACCTGGACTGGCGTGCGCTGAAGTGTGTGTCGAACTTAGCCGTCGCCTTGATAAGGTTCGACAACAAACGATCACGCATCGCATCAGCAAGCTTACCTGTCGAAGGATTAACAGCAACCAGCTTCACGTCCTGTGAGGACGTGATGTAGTGGTCCCGTTCATCGACAACAACAAGGCAGCGCGGTGTAAAGCCAGACTCAACTCGTTCTTTCGTCAGGTGCTTCGCAGACTGGTCAAGGATACCTGTCCCGTAGAACGTCATGTAGTACGGCGTCGCTGTCTGGTACGCGACCTTGCCGCCCTTGTCCTTACGTGCGACAGCGGGGACATACCCGTCGTAGCTCTTGGTAAGGAAGGGCATCATAGAGGCCATATAGCTACTCTTCTGTGCTGCATGTGCGAAGAAGTCTTGCACCTCGTCGATTGCGTACAGGCCAGACTCCTTCGGCTTGGTACGAAGGTATGCCGACAAGGCCTCACCTGTCGAATCTTCAGGTGCAATGTAGGAGTCTGTTCCCTTACCAACACCGATAGCAACGTCCCGCATAATGCCTTCTGCGAGGCGTAGTGATGTTGACTTGCGGGACTGGGTGGTGCGTCCCAGTACCAGGAAGTATAGGTTCAATGGCATTCGCTGGACGTTGATGGGCAGGAAAGCGTACTTCGCGAACACTGAGGAGAGGATGGCGAGAGCGCCCGCATAGTGGAATTGCTTGGGTGCCATTGCTGACTTCGTTGCAGCCCACACGGCGAACTGATCGACAAAGAGACCCATTGGTTCCTGCTCGTTCTCATGCAGGAAGTTCACATTCTGAAGGGTTAGCTCCCGCGCTTCACTGAGAAGATACGAGGAGCCGACCTTGGTAGTAGCTTCCAGCTCCTTCTCAGATGGCCCGTTGTGCTGTGCCTTCCATCGGGCATGATCCCGGTTGATCTGCTTCCACAGGTAGCCGTCGCCTCTCCCGTCCATAGCGAACTTGTTAAATTCCGTCCCACGCACGACGGCGAAGGCTTCGACAATCGAGCAGCCTTCCTCCCAGAGTGCACATTCGAGGTGATACATTTTCGAGGAGCGGTCTCCCTCGTCAATGAACATGTCATCCGTCGCAAGGTCTGTAATGTACGAGCGGTTGACCATGCCGAGGACTTCGTACATGGTGGGGATGTCAGTGGGGAAGTCTTCTTCCTCGATACCCATTCGCTCAACAGGGGGGTACTCTGCTGCGAACTCAGCAGCAGTGATCTTCTCATCGCTGACCGTGAGTGTGATTTCCCACGGGTCCACTCGCTTGCAGTTGTGCGTGAACGGGACTCTGAGCTTCTTCGACAGGGGCCAGCCGCGATCCATGCCGTCGTTGCGGTGGTCCTCGTAGAGTGCTCGCGAGAGTGCTTCCAGCATGTCGTTCGACAGGTCCTTGGCGTCGTCGAGCAGCCAGTATCCCTGCCAGTGCTTCTCACTGGTCTGAACCAGAATGGAAGGCTGAATCCTCAGCTTGTCAATAGGGCAGTCATCCCCATCTGACCATACGCACGCCGCCTTGATGACATTATCCTTGGTCGCGTGGCGGGTGTTCGACAGGGCCGGGGGCTTCGTGTACAGGAAAGGCGAGTAGTACACATCAAGGTCAGCATGTGCCTTGGTGTAAGCCACCATCTTGTCGAGTTGTGCGGGCAGGTTGAACCAGCGGAAGTTTGTGAGCCCACCCATAGGGCCTTTAAGGATGATGGGAGTCCAGCCTTCACTGTCTGGGAAGACTGCCTGGAAGAAGTCTGTGAGGTTCATGCCTCTCCTTTCGTATCTGCCTATTGTAAGGCGGGGCTGCACCTCTTGTCGAAGTACAGCCC